TGTCTTTTAACTTTTCGTGTTTTTATCATTATTATAATAGCTAAATATAATAATTCAATTTTATTTAAGTATAACAAAAAGTCTCTAACACAGCAATTTAAATATTGTAAAAAAAAATTGATTTATAAATTTTTATTGTTATGAGAGAATATAAACAATAAAGTTTAAGCTTAAAAAAAAGCTTTATATGGTGGCTATGAAATATAGATGTGCATGTATTACTCTCAAGAGTCGCAGATGCAAAAAAGCATTTAGTTTTGTTTGTAATAAAACTAAGTGTTGCTTTATTCATGTTAATGCATATTTGAAGTATGTTTTAACTATTCAAAGGGTGTATAAAGGGTATATTTGTCGCAAATATGTTAGGTTGCTTGCTAGATTGCCTTGTGATATTCAAGCTAGAATTTTATTTTATATGCGTGAATCATTGTATAATGCTAGAAGAAATGAGCGACTACAAGCAATACTCTGTAAAAGGTTTGTTACGATTTTTGGAATACCCAAAAATATAATGTCTGGATTTATTGTGACTAATGTAAATGCGTTTTTAGGTGATTATAAATCACGCGTTTTAATAATGAACAAAACGCAATTTAATGACCACATTCTAGATATTGCGCATTTACACAAATTATATATAAAATATATGAGCATAACTGACAATGCATATAATAATATGTTATATATTATTACTAATATTGCAAACAATCATATACAAGAATGTCTACTTTATTATCATCATGTAGGGGAACCTTATTTATATAGTGATGCTGAAATGACAATGCTTCATAATAATATGACAATATTACAAAATAGCATTAGTGTTTATAAATTTGAATATAGAGAATATATAAGAAAATATAAAGAGTTGTGCTATAGTAGTTTGGCTTTATAGTTTTTATAGTTTTTATAGTTTTTATAGTTTTTATAAATATTATAAAATTGAAATATTTTTTTATTTTATTTTAAACTATTATAAATAATTTAACTATTTATAATGAGTAAGACTACGACTTGCGGAGTATGTTGTGAAAAATACAATAAGTCTACTCACTCCAAGATTACGTGTGAATTTGCTGGTTGCGGTTATGAAGCGTGTAAAATTTGTATAAGAACATATTTGCTTGGAACAACGAATGATCCGCATTGTATGAATTGTAAAAATCAATGGACGAATAAGTTTCTTGTTGAAAGTTTAAATAGGAGTTATATTGATAATGATTATAAAAAACATCGAAAAAATTTGTTAGTTGAACGAGAAATTAGTAGAACTCCTGAATTAATGGTTTTAGTTGAAAGAACTAAATTAATAGAAGAAGAATATGGAGAACTTGCCTTGATTGAGCAAGAATATGAAACAATGCGAAAAATGATTAATGAAAAACGTCATATGATAGCTGAAAAGCAAGCACGCATTTATCGTATTAAAAACGGAGAAGATGCAGTAAAAGATGAGCGTAAAAAATTTATTATGCCTTGCCCAGGTGATGATTGTAAAGGTTATTTGTCATCACAATATAAATGTGAGTTATGTAAATTATATGTGTGTCCCGATTGTTTTGAAATTATTGGTTATACTAAAGAAGATGCACATGTATGTAAAGAAGACAATTTAAAGAGTGCCGAATTGATTAAGAAAGAAACAAAAGGCTGTCCTCAATGTGGGGTTCGTATTTTTAAGATTTCTGGTTGCGATCAGATGTGGTGTACTGAATGTAAAGTTGCTTTTAGTTGGACTAGTGGAAAAGTTATTCTTAATGCTGTTATTCACAATCCTCATTTTTATCAATATATGCAAAATAATAGTTCTGGTGGTGCGGCACCAAGAAATCCTGGCGATGTATTATGTGGTGGTTTATTGGCACACACTAATTTAAGACTTATTCAGAGTCATTTAAATAATATTAATAAAAAAATGATTATGGTTTATGTAATGCCTGCTAAAAAATTAGAATTTGAAAATCAGTTAAATTCTAATGTAGTTGTACGAGACTTTGTTAATAATTTAAAATCGTATTTTGAAACCCCTTATCCTCATATTTTAAGTTTTAATACTATATTAGGTAATCTTCATCAATTTATAAATCATATAACTAATGTGGATTTGGAGCAATGTAGGCGTAGAGTTCGTGATTTATTAAACCATGACACTTTGACTGTTCAATATATATTAAGTCGAATTACAAAGGAAGATTTGGGTAATACTATTTTTAGAAATGATAATATTAGAAAAAAAAATGTGGAATTATTGAATGTATATGAATTATTGAGTGTTGTTGGTATTGAACGATTTAATGAATTGTATGAATATTTTAAAACTATATCTGGTTGTAATGATAAATTGACAATTAAATTTTTACATCAAATAGTTAATTTTGTAAATGAATATAATCAACTTATTAAATATTGTAATAATCAACTTATTTCAATTAGTTATACATATGGTATGACTGTCACTACTATAGTTTATGAAGATTATAGTTATGCTACACAAAGTCGTAAATTTACCCAAGCCGAGTTTATGAAAACTAAAGAAAAAGGAGAAAAAGGAGAAAAAGGAGAAAAAAGTTCTGTTAGTGTTAGTGTTAGTCAAGCATCATGTAGTTATATTGATAATTGATTATTAAATGCTAATGTAAATGTTAGTGTAATGTTATTTTAGATAATAACCTTTAATATGTGTTGAAGCATAACAAGATTGAGCATAATGTCCTTTTCTACCACATCGAAAACAAGTGTTGCAATCATTATCACTATCACTATCACTATCACTATCACTATCACTATTACAATCATTGCTTTTGTAATGAGATTTTTTTTTATATTTTGATCTACAATATTTTTCGTGGTATTCACATTTGCTTTCTTCTGTAAATTCTTCATCACAATAATCACAATACCAAACTTCTTCATCTTCGCTAAGTGTTTCCCATCCATCACTTGTTTCACATAATTGACAATCTTTTGCAAAATGTCCTGACTCTCCGCAAGTAAAACATTTGTCATTTGTTCCATTCTTCATTTGTGCTAATACGTCTAATGTTGATTTATCTAAATTTACTTTAACAAATGACCCTCCACGAACATTAGAAACTCCATATTTATCCATATATTTAAATGTAATTTTGTTTTCATCATAATCATCTTTGTTTTGTAAAATTTTTATTACTTTTAGCGGTTTATATTTTTGTGTCCAAGCAGAACCATTGCCATTACAATGATTTTGTAATCTAAATTGTGGATTGTTTGTTTTTCCAATATAATATTTTCCTTGTTCTAATTTGAGAACATATATATAAACCATTATGCTGTTATATTATTATTGTTTTTAAATAATAATATAAAAAATAATAAATCAATTTTTTATTAACGATTACTGTTAACAGCATATTTATCTAGAAATCGCTTAATTTTAATTGTTGTGCTATAGTGTCTAATGTTGATTTATCTAAAATTACTTTGTCATATGATCCTCCACGAACATTGGCAACTCCATAAAGTTTCATTATGTTTAATGTAACTATGTTTTCTTCATAAATATAACAATCTTCTATAAATCTTATTAGTTTTAATGGTTTATATTTTCGTGTCCAAGCAGCGTTATTATTATTTAAATAAGATTGTAGTGTAAAATATTTATTGTTTGTTGTTCCAATATAATATTTTTCTTTTTCTAATTTGAGAATATATATATTGGTCTTTTCACTAGCACTCTCTTCACTAGCACTCTTCGTACTAGCACTCTTTGTACTAGTATTTACATATTTTTCTAAGAAATCGTCTAAGGTTATTATTTCTATTGTTCCAATTTTTTTTGCTTTTTCGGTCTTTGTTGATTTGCTTGTATTATTTCCTGTTACTAAAATGTTTGTATTTTTAGTAATATTTGTTTCCACTTGCACTCCGTATTTTAGAAGTAAATTTTCTAATTCTTTTTTTGTATATTTTGATGATTTTTCAAAATCGGAAAATACAATTATTTTATTGTTTAAAACATGTTCTAGTTTTTCAACTTCTTCTTCTTTGTCTTGTTTTTTGTCTTGTTTTTTGTCTTCTTTGTCTTCTTTGTCTTGTTCTTTGTCTTGTTCTTTGTCTGCTTTGTCGGCTTCTTGTGCTTGAGGTTTTATAGACATTAGAAATTTATTAAATTCAGGTATAGCATTTACAAATTGTGTTGCTGTTTTTTCGGCAAATCCTTCTATTGCTTTTACTTTAGTTATTTTTTCTTGATTAGACTCTTGAGATGTTAAAATATTGGGTTCGGCTTTTAGAATTTGGCTTACGGATTTTTCCCCGAAGCCGCGTCCAAATATATTGGATGCGCCTGCTATTTTAGCAATACTTGCTTTTGCTAATTGTTTAGCAATTGATGTATGAATCTTAGTTGCCATTTTTTCTTTAAAACCTTCTACTTTCATTAAATCTTCTACGCTTGCATTTACTATTTTTGGAATGCTATTTGCTCCGCTAGTAATTATTTTTTCAATGTTTGCTTCACCTAATCCGTCAACTTCTAATTCTTTAAAGAATTTTGCTATTGATTTTATTGCTACTCGCGGGTCTGCTTTTACATTTACTAATATAAGGTCTACATTTGTTTCGTTCCATACATACTCATATTCATCTACATTTGGCATTATTGGTTTTTGTGCAGGGACTATTACTTCTGTAATTTTTGGTATTACATTTCCACTTCTTGTTAGACGAACTAGAGCACCTAATCCAATATTATTGTCTACAATAAATCGGGCATTAATACCTGTAGCATATGTAATTGTGACACCTCCTATTTGGACTGGTTCGAATTGAACTCGTGGTTTTAATAGACCATCTTTTGATGCTGCCCATAGCACATCTAATACTTTGGCTTCTAATACTTGGTCTGTTAATACCATTTTAAATGCAAATGCATGTTCTGGATTTTTGCTTTCGCGCGGATGTATATTATCATCAATACAAATTATTCCATCAATTGTATACTCATAATTGGCTCTGAAATCAAGTAAGTTATTAGATAAATAATCGTTTGTTAGTTCTGAATACGTGATAGATTGAATATTTTTAACTGTTATTGTATTTAGTTCTAGTAACTTATTATATTGTTCTGATGGTTTTAAATTTTGAGGCATTATTACTTCGTAGGCCACAAAATCT